TCGGGCAAAAGGAAAAGCCGGAGGATTCTGTTGATACTGAGGACACGGACGCTTATCTGCACGAGGCGGGAATAGAATGATATCGCGCAGTGTGTTCCCCGTGTTCGGGGAAAAGCATAAGGAATATATTAATTCTGCTATTCGCTCCACCATCTCCGTAGCGGAGGGCGCGGTGCGTGCCGGTAAAACCATAGACAATATTGCCGCTTTTGCTGCTCTTATTCAAAAGGGAACGCCGGATAGAATACATCTTGCTACTGGCTCAACCGCCGCGAATGCTAAGCTCAACATCGGCGCGGCGAATGGGTACGGCTTGGAGAATATATTCCGTGGGCGGTGTCGCTGGACGAAATACAAGGGTAACGAAGCTTTAATTATCACCTCTCACGGGCGGGATTATGTTGTTATCTTTGCCGGAGGTGGCAAGGCTGACAGCTTCAAAAAAATCCGTGGTAACTCCTATGGTATGTGGATTGCTACAGAAATAAACTTGCACCACGAAGACACGATAAAAGAAGCGTTTAACCGTCAGCTCGCGGCGCGTCTCCGTCGTGTATTTTGGGATTTAAACCCGTCCTCGCCTGCGCACTGGATTTATACGGACTTTATCGACCGTTTTCCCTCTCAATTCGGCGACAGATACAATTACCGCCATTTTACAATCCGCGACAACGCTACTATTACTCCGCAGCGTCTCGCGGAAATAGAAGCGCAGTATGACAAAGGCTCTATATGGTATCGGCGCGATATTCTCGGCGAACGCTGTATTGCCGAAGGTCTTGTATACCAGTGCTTTAACGAATCGTGTATAGTCGACGATATGCCGGAAAGCGGTGAATATTATATCTCTATCGACTACGGCACAATGAACCCGTTTTCGGCAGGTCTTTGGTGCATTAACGGCGACAAGGCTGTGCGAATAAAGGAATACTATTACAACGGACGCGCCGCACGAGCGCAACGAACGGACGAGGACTATTGCAACAACGTGATTGAGCTTGCGAAAGGTTACGACATCAAAGAGGTTATTATAGACCCTTCTGCCGCGTCGTTTATCACGGCTTTGCAACGGAAAGGATTTAAAACGCGTAAGGCTGACAACGACGTGCTTAACGGAATACATCGTGTAGCGGATTATCTCATGGGCGGCAATATTAAAATACATCGGTGCTGCAAGGACGCTATTAATGAGTTTGGCTTATACTCATGGGATGACAAGGCGACCGACGCGGACACTGTAATTAAAGAAAACGACCACGCAATGGACGAAATACGCTATTTTGCGTCGACGGTATTACGTCATAGAATCGGCAAGGGAAGTTATAAGCCGATACTTTATAGGTAGGTGAGCATTATCAAAACTTATCAAGATTTAATCGCTGTTGGGCTTGATGAAAAAGTCCGTATGCAGTTTATTGAGAGCGTTATCAACGATCATCGGAGCAGCAAGAAATACCGTGACGCGGCTGTTGCTAACGAGTACTACGCTAAACGCAACGTTACAATTACGCAGTTTCAAAAATTCCTCTATACGATGTCCGGCAAAAAGGTAACGGATATCTATTCGGCTAATTACAAAACAAAAACGGCTTTCTTTCGCTCGATGGTAATACAGCAGACGCAGTATGTGTTGTCGAACGGTATTACATTTGCAAAAAGCGACACGAAAGATAAGCTCGGACGTGACTTTGATTATCAAATACAGACCGCCGCTAAAAAAGCTATGATTGATGGTGTGTCGTTCTGCTTTTTTAACTTTGACCATGTGGAGGTATTCGGCTTTGCGGATACTCCATCTTGCCCGGGATTTGCTCCACTTTATGACGAGGACTCTTCCCTGCTCCGCGCCGGAGTGCGATACTGGTACAGCGGCTCGGACGGTCAGAATGTTCTCCATGCAACGTTGTACGAAGAGGACGGATACGCGACCTATATCCACAAGCACGGCTCTGATATGGAGCAGGTTGACACGAAGCGCGGATATATCAAAACCGCGACAAGCACGGCTGACAATCTCATTTCCGAGGTTGCTTATTCTAATTATCCGTCGTTTCCGATTATACCGCTTTATGCGAACGATTTGCACGAATCAGAGCTGAACGGGCTGCGCGAATCCATTGACTGTTACGACTATATAAAAAATGGCTTGGCAAACGACATAGATGACACGGCGGGGATTTACTGGACTATAAAAAATTCGGGCGGTTTTGACGATGAGGATATGGTTAAATTTCTCGACCGTCTCCGTGTGGTAAAGGCTGCTTCGGTTAGTGCGGACGACGCGGAGGTTGAATCTCACACTGTCGATGTGCCTGTGGAAGCTCGCTCAACTATGCTTGAGATACTGCGGACAGACCTATACAAAGACGCTATGCTGCTTAATGTGTCGGAGCTTTCTGCTTCTGCCAAAACAGCAACGGAAATACGCGCCGCGTATCAGCCGCAAGACGACAAATGCGGGGATTTTGAATATCATATCTCGAACACGATATACAAGATACTGCAATTAATCGGTATTGAGGACGAACCAGCGTACAAGTGGAATCGAATCGCGAATATGACGGAAGAAACACAAATGGTTATGCTGGCAGCGAATTATCTTGACGACGAGGCTATACTTAACCACCTGCCATGGATAACGCCGGAGGAAGTGGACGGCATACTTAAACGGCGTGATGCAGAAGACTTGAACCGTCTCGGAATAGCGCAAGGCACACTTCAAAACGCGTCACGGCAAGCTACAGAGCCGGAAAAGGTAAACGAGGATGAGTAATCGAGACGAAGCGCAAGAGTGGACAGAAGAACGCCTGAAACGTCTGGAAAAACGTATTGAAGAAGTCTATCGTGAAGCGATGGAAGCGCGCGACAAATCGGTTGACGCGTTCTTCGCTTGGTTTGAAAAGGCGGACGAAAAAAAGCGGAAATTGCTTGAAGAAGAAAAAATTACCGAAAAGCAATATCAGCAGTGGCGGCTTGAACAACTTATGACGGGCAATCAATACAAGGCTATGCGTGACAAGCTGGCGGAGCGAATGACGCACGCTAACGAAATCGCCATTGCTTACGTCAACGACGAAACGCCGGGGATTTACTCTATTAACCGCAACTGGACGGCTTACAAGATTGAGCAGGCTGTTGGGGACTGCGATTTTACTCTGTACGACGAACGCGTTATAAAACGGCTTATCATGGAGAACCCCGGACTTATGCCGAATTATCCAGCGGAAAAGGCTATAAAGCGTGATATTGATTTGGAGTACGGCAAAAAGCAAATTACATCGTCTATTACAAGTGGAATATTGCAGGGCAGACCAATTGACGAGATTGCACAGGACTTGATGATACGGATTAGCGGAATGAATAAAAACAGTGCGATACGCGCGGCGCGTACTGCCACGACTGGCGCACAGAACGCGGGGCGGCTTGATGGGCTTGTAGCTGCGGAGGCAATGGGCATAAAGCTTGCAAAAAAATGGAATGCGACATATGACGGAAAAACACGGCACTCCCATGCGGTACTTGACGGCGAAACTGTTGCTTGCGACAAAAAATTTTCGAACGGTTGCCGGTATCCCGGAGACCCCGACGGCAGACCTGAGGAAATATACAATTGCCGCTGCAAAATAACGGGCGACCTTGAGGACGAACCGGATGACGAAAATACAAAAATCCGTGTTCGCGACCCTGTTACGGGTAAAAATGTTGTGCTGCCTAATATGACGTATCCCGAGTGGGAGCAATGGAAAAAAGACAGATTAGCGGCAAAAGGCACAGAAAAGGAAACGACGGCTAAAAAGAAAACTACGAAGAAAAAGGCGGTGAAAAAAAGTGGTGTTTGAATTTATATCCCGAGCCGCTGAGGTAAAGGACAACCTTGACAAAGCGATTGAAAAGGCTCTCGAAAAGTGCGGAATAAAGGCGGAAGGATATGCTTACAAGCTGTGTCCGAAGCGAACGGGTAGACTGGCTAATAGTATCGCTCATTCTGTGCGTATGGATGAAAAAGCGGTGTATATCGGAACTAATGTCTCTTACGGTCCTCATGTTGAGCTTGGTACTAAACGGCAGAAGGCGCAACCTTATCTTAAACCGGCTGTTACAGACCATGCCGAGCAATATAACCGAATCGCAAAAAAAGCCATGAAAGGAGAATAGCCTTGATAATTTGCGAAGTCAACAAAAACCACCTTAACATACGGACGCGGGAGCTGCTGACAGCTGGCTCTCAAAATGTTAACACGGTTGAGTTTAGATTTAATGAAGCGTGGGACGGACTTGCCAAAACAGCGACGTTTAAAACATCAAAAAAGACAATATCTGTCTTACTCAACACAAACACTACAGCAATACCTTGGGAAGCACTCGCAGACGCAGGGGAAATTTTAGCAGTCGGCGTGTTTGGCGTGTCGGGTGAAACTATAGTCCTGCCGACGGTCTGGGGAATCCTCGGAAAGGTTATGGACGCGGCGCACCTCGGAGACGAAGAAAAAGAACCAACGCCGGATGTGTATCAAAAAATACTCGACGAGCTGAATGCGTTAGAAAGACCCACATGGGACAGCGTACAGAACAAGCCGTTTACCACTCTCGGCGGCGGGCTGGCGGTGGACGAAAACGGCGTGCTGTCCGCAGAGGGGGGTGGTGGCGGCTCGGCTAACGCGGTGCAGTACGTTGCGCAGTCGCTGACTGATGAGCAGAAAAAGCAAGCGAGAACCAACATTGGAGCTTCGCCTATTCCAACAGTCAGATATTGGTTAGACCTTAAAGCTGATAATATCATTAATTTATACAACATGGGTGTTGGGTATGGCATAATCTCTCCTGTCGACTATGACCAAACTGTGCCGACCGGAATGTCGTCTCCTATGCTCGTAATATTTGGGAGAATGAACTATGGTAGAGTAGATATAACCGTATATGATGGTGCGGGAGCTGTTTGGAGTGGAAGTTTAAATCTTTCCTCACAAACAACAGATGTCACCAAAACAGGCGACTACGTCACAAACACCGCCTTGACAGATATACTCCATAACTATGTACCAGCTGAAAATTATGAAGAAAATTTACAAGAAATTGCTCAAGCAATCGGCACAAAACTCGACAAAAATCAAGGCGCGGGCAACGCGGGAAAAATTCTCGGCATTGGGGAGGACGGAAACGTTATTCCGCAGGACAAGCCGACGTACACGCTCCCGCAAGCTACGGCTGATGCTCTCGGCGGTATCAAGGCTGACGCGGCGACCGACGAAGATACGCAGGACGTGAGAATCGGCGCGGATGGCAAAATGAGGACTAAGCCGTACACGCTCACTGACGCGGACAAGACTGCTGTGGCGGATGCTGTTGTGGCTGATGGAATTGCGGCGACTTTGGTGGATTTGCCGAGTGGGGGCGGGGAGACGTGGACTAAAATCCTCGAAACAGAAGTGACGGAGGCAACCGCAACTTTTGAAGTCACGAATTTGGACAATTACACAGAATTTTTAGTGATTAATAGCGGACTGCAAAATGCCACCAGCACAGATTCGGTGCAAAATCTATACATAAATGGCGCACAAGTATGTGCCAATTTTGTGGATGTGCCAAAGAGCGGCAAGACAACTTATAACTACGCAATAGCAAGATTTAATGGAATAGTCTGGGAATGCCACAAGCCGAACGTAGCTGCATCCGCAACCAATCTCGCTCCATCAATCGCATATATCCCATATAATGTTGTGTTTGGAGTTGGCAAAGCTACATCGATAAAAATGGCAACGGCAAACACCACATATGCGCCAGTATCAGGCAAAATCACAATATACGGCAGATAAAAGGAGGAAAATAAATGCCAAAAGTAGTAACACACAACGGGCAGCTCGTCACGTTAAACGGCAAGGCGTTGGAGGTTGACGCGACGGATTTGCCGAGCGGGGGCGGGAGATTGACGTCGATAGGTAAGGCATCCATGGATGGAGAAACCACTGTTGTGCAGTGGGACTTGACGGGAGAAACAACAATCCTCGTTACAATTGCTGGTACGACAACTGCAATGGGTGCAAAGACCGCCACAGTCAAACTCAGTCATGCATCAGGGACGACAAACAATTTTGCGACGCTGAATTTAAACGCGAGCGTCTATTCGCCTAAAAATGTGATGGTGATTATGGGCAACGGAAGCTCGCGAATTGGAATTTTCCTTCCTTCTGAAAGCACGGTTTACACAGGAAGTATAAAAGGAATGGTAGAGCAAGGTACAATAGCGCAGGACTTGCCTGACGACCCCGCCACTAAAATCACAATCACATTTGATACCGCGCCAGTTAGCGGGACAACAGTAAAAGTCGAAGGACAATAATAAAGGATGGCAAAAAAATGAAAATATGTATCAACGGCATCATCCGCGACATGACGGCGGAAGAAGAAGCACAGTACAACGAAATGGCGGCAAGAGAAGCAGCAGAAGCGAAGCACCGTCCGATTAGCGAAAGCGAAGTAATGTCAATGCTCATCAAAGAGCAGATTAACACTTTGTCAGTCGACGACGCTACGGCTGTGCGAATGGCAGCATTTTATCCCGAGTGGGCAAAAGACACGGCGTACACCGTCGGCTACAAGGCGCAGTATCTCGGCAAGCTCTACAAGGTCATACAGGCGCACACCTCGCAGGAGACATGGACTCCAGACATCACGGCAAGCCTGTATGAACGCATTGACGAAGTGCATGACGGTACAAAGTATGACCCGATACCGTATGAGGGGAACATGACGCTTTACAATGGCAAGTACTACTGTCAGAATGGCGTGACGTACCTCTGTAACCGCGACACCGTCAATCCTGTGTACAACAAGCTGAGCGAGCTTGTCGGAATTTATGTGGAGGTTGTTAGTAACTAATGCAAATTACTATTAGCGCGAATACTATAATCACGGCTGCGGCGGTGTTGTCGGCTGTAATTGCAATTGGCGGTGTCATTTTTGCTATATATCGCTGGTATCTCAAGCAAAACAAGCAAAACGCGGAAATACAAAAAATGAAAGAAGAAAATACTCTTTTGTGCTTTGGCATTGCTGCGGCTTTAGATGGGCTTATCCAGCTTGGCGCAAACCACAACGTTACGATGGCTAAGGAAAAACTTGACAAATACCTCAACCAAAAGGCGCATGACTGACAAAAACGGAGCTTGACCGCTCCTTTTTTGCTTTGGTTGCAAAATGATTTTAAAGTTGCTAACTTTAGTCGCTAAAATCCTTGATTTACTTTTATAAACGTGATATCGTAATTATGTAAAGTATCATCTTAGGGTAGCACCCGTAACAGCGAAAGGATGAAAAATGGCAGATTTTGAATCAATTATAAAAACGTATATCGGGCAGGACGGAAATATACCATCAACAGCTATCGCGCAGCTTACTAAGGCTATCTCAACAGCTGTCGGAAATGAGTTTGTAGATAAAAACCGCTACAAGGCAAAGCTGGACGAAATCGAAACGCTTAAAGCCGACAAGCAGACCGCCGAGGACAATGCGACGACCGCTGGAAAATGGAAAGCCGATTATGACGCGCTCAAAAAGAGTTATGACGATTACAAAGCCGAAGTCGGCAAGAAAGAAACTCGCTCGGCGAAAGAAAATGCGTATCGTGAACTGCTAAAGGCGGCTGGCGTAAGCGATAAAAGGCTTGACGCAGTAGTGAAGGTGTCGGATATTGACGGCATGGAACTTGACGATAAGGGCAAAATCAAAAACGCTGCTGAACTCACGAAAAACATAAAAACCGAATGGGCGGATTTTATCGTTAGCACTCAGCAGCAGGGCGCAAATACTCAAAATCCTCCATCAAACAACGGCGGTAAAACTATGGCTGACATCTACAAGAAGGACGACCACGGTCGCTACATTATGTCTACCGAAGACCGCCAGAAAGCCGTTGCTGAACTTATGGCAAATCAAAGCAACGAATAAACCGTAAGAAAGGATTATAAATTATGGCAGCAAACACTGGTCTCACCACTGCGTCGCAGTTTACTATTTCTGCGCGTGAGGTTGATTTTGTTACACGTTTTCAGGATAACTGGGACGCGCTTATGCGCATTCTCGGCATTATGCGTCCTATCCGCAAAGCTCCGGGCACACAGCTTGTATCTTACAAGGCTTCAGTTGACGGAACTATTGCTGGCGGCTCAACCGTAGCCGAGGGCGATGTTATCCCGCGAACAAAAATGAAGGTCGAACCCGTATCTTATGCGGACATCGCTATATCTAAGTACGCAAAGGAAGTATCCGTAGAAGCTGTTACTAAACACGGCGCGGATATAGCTGTTCAGAAGACCGACGACGAATTTATTAACGCTCTCCAATCTAAGATACTCGGCGAATTTTACGCTTTCCTCGCAACGGGCACACTTACACTCACGGAAACCACATGGCAGCGTGCGCTTGCTATGGCAAAAGGTAAAGTTATTGACAAGTTTGCCGAAATGGACAAAGACGTTACTGAGGTTGTCGGCTTTGCGAATATCCTTGACGCATACGAGTATCTTGGAGACGCAAGCGTAACCGTTCAGACGCGTTTCGGTCTTAATTACCTCGAAGACTTCCTCGGCTATAGCACACTCATTCTGCTCCCCGAGAAGTATATTCCGTCAGGCAAGGTTATCGCACTCCCCACTGATAATATTGACCTCTACTATATGGACCCGTCAGATTCGGATTATGTAAAGCTCGGTCTTTCCTATACCGTTGTCGGCAACACAAATCTTATAGGTGCTCGTGCGGTAGGTGACTATGACCGCGCAACAGGTCTGATATATGCAATTTACGGCATGAAGCTATGGGCGGAGTACATCGACGGAATTGCAGTCGTGACATTCGGCGGTGATACTCTCGGCACACTCACAGTTACCTCAGCAGCTGGAACGGGAAGCGGAAAAACGAAGATTACAGTTTCTCCTGCAAAGCTTAGCGCGGGTAATGTCTACAAGTACAAGGTCGGCTCAGCGGCAGAGACCGTGACATACGGACAGAACGTAAAGAACTGGACAGCTTGGGATGGCAAGTCCGATATCGCGGCGACAGCAAGTCAGAAAATCACCGTAGTTGAAGCAAGCTCCGACTATAAGGCACTTAAAGCCGGAAATACTACAGTTACAGTAGCGTGACAACGGAGGGCGGCGTAATGCTTGAAGCGATTTTACGGCATTTGAATAATTACTTTATCGCGGATGTGCGCGAAGGTGATTACGCCGTGGAGGGCGGCAACATTGCGCTGCCCTTTTTGGCAGACGGACAATATTTTTTCGTCCGCGATAGCATTTTTAACGACGGTTTACATCGGTATCCGGCTTTTGATTTAGTCGACGAGGAATTTTACGGCGTGATTTGGTGTCTGGCGATACCTCAGGCTATAATCAATCTTGCGGACGAGATTGAAGCATGGCAGACGAAAAACTCTGAAATAATCAACTCTCCGTACACATCGGAATCTTTCGGCGGTTACTCGTACACCAAGGCAAGCGGTGATAATGGCGCGGCGGTGTCTTGGCAGTCCGTTTTTGCTGACCGTCTCACGCCATATCGAAAGCCGCGTGAAGTAGGGTATATGAGGTGACGCAATGAGTTTGATTGACGAATCTATGACAAAATGCGTACTATACGACAAGGTACGCAAGCCGGACGGCGAGGGCGGATATCTTACCACATGGAAAGAATCCGTCGAGTTTGACGCGGCTATTACCTTTGACAGCTCTATGCAGGCGCGAATTGGCGAAAAGGCGGGTGTTACCTCGCTGTACACGGTTACGCTGCCGAGGGGCTTTAATTTGAGCTATCATGATGTATTCAAACGCATTTCCGACGGTAAAATATTCCGCGTCACGTCTGATGGGGACGACAAGGTTACTCCCTCTCGTGCTACATTTAAATTTTCACAGGTAAGCGCGGAGGAATGGGCATTAACGACATGACAAAGGGTGCTGCGCTTCATCAATTTTTCTCTTCTTTTTCGATTCCCGCGTATCCGTCAACCTCTGTGCCGGATAACGCTGTTATGCCTTATCTGACATATGATTATGTTGTTGGAGCGTGGGAACAGGAAGAGGTAGCAATTACGGTCAATCTGTGGTACTACACCGAGAGCGAAGCCGTGCCGAATGCAAAGGCTAATGAGCTTTCTGCGGCTATTGGCATTGGTGGCAAGGTGATACCGTGCGAGGACGGCTATATATGGCTAAAGCGCGGTTCGCCTTGGTGTCAGTCACTCTCCGATGAGACCGATTCCGGCGTTAAACGTCGATACATCAACGTATCTGCTGAATATTTAACGCTTAACTAACGCATTTTTAACGTATTAAAAAAGGAGTTATATATGGGTAAATTTACAAAAATCCCCGAATCAACTTTTAAAGAGTTGCAGCTCGACGCGGGTGTGCTTCTCAAAAACTTCACTCCCGCAACTGCTGCCGCTCCCGAGGACGCGGATATTATCTGCGCTACAACTGGTGGTATTACCGTATCTTGCACACCTACGTTTTCGGATTTTGGGTCGGACGTGGATAACTGTCCGAACGATATGAAAGAACTTAAACACCTTGACGGATGGAACTGCACAATGGCGTTCACCTCTATAGGAGTATCAACTACATCTATCAAGCTTGCGCTTGGCTGTGCTGATATTGACACAACCAATGCAAATCTTGTTAAACCTCGCCGCGACCTTAAACAGACCGATTTTTCGAATATTTGGTGGGTAGGTGACAGAGCAGACGGCGGTCTTGTCGCGGTAAAGCTTGCGAACGCGCTTTCTACTGGCGGGCTTTCCCTCAAAACCACAAAGAACGGCAAAGGACAGGTATCTGTGACCCTAACTGGACACGTATCAATGACATCACAGGACGTTATGCCGATGGAATTTTACTCGATGGATGGTGAAACCTGATGAAAACACTCGCTAATTGCAATCCACGAGAATTCCTCGTGCAGACTAACAAAATCCGCAAGTCGGTTGTAAAGTGGCTTGATAATACGAAAATACTCGAAATACGCGCGAACAAGCCGCAGTTTACAGAGGGCGCATCGGAAGAAGAAAAAAAGACCGCGACCATAAAACAGATTAAAACAAATCTATCGGAAATGCTCGACGCAATGCTTGATGAACATCCCGAAGAAACGGCTGAACTGCTCGGGCTGCTGTGCTTCATCGAGCCGTGCGACCTTGACAATCACACAATGCCGGAGCTGCTCAACGCATTCACGGAAATAATCAACTGTCCTGAGATTATCGGTTTTTTTACCTCGCTCATGCAGCTGGTGCAGAAAAGTACCTGACATATTGCGAAAGCATTAACTTTGAGCTGCTCGATACTCTCGGCAGCTCTTATGTTATAGACCACGGATTTGCGCAGTACCGCAAGGATTGCGAGAACCGGCTCATGAAAGTATACGTTACAGACAGCTTGAAAATTATAGCTGAAAATATAGCTAATATTGGTGGCGGCAAAACAATGTCGGCTCGTTATACTGATATAATCGACAGGAAACCTGCTGACAAACGAACTGCTGACGATATTATATCCAACATCAAAAACAAGCTATCGAAAGGAGATGAGCAGTAATAGACGTTTTTGACCTTTTTGCAAAAATATCTCTCGACACGGGGGATTACGAAAAAGCTCTAAACAATGCCGGGGACAAATTTTCGTCCTTTGCTTCTACTGCCGCCAAAGTGGTGGCAGGAGCAACGACGGCAATTGCGACGGGGCTTGCCGCAATGGGAAAAGCGGCGTTAGACGGCTATGCTGATTATGAGCAGCTTGTCGGTGGTGTTGATACTCTTTTTAAATCAAGTTCTCAGACCATACAGGATTATGCAAACCAAGCATACAAGACAGCTGGTGTATCTGCCAATAAGTACATGGAGACCGTCACAGGATTTTCCGCGTCTCTTATACAGTCTTTGTCATCAACCACAACAACGGCGGTAACGCAAAGCTATGAAGAAATAGCGGCTACTTATGACGACCAATACGAAGCGGCTAAGGAAAGCTACGACAAGCAGTATGAAGCGGTCAAGGAATCGCTTGACAATCAATACGACGCAGTAAAAGAAAGCTATGACGAGCAATATGAAGCCGTCAAGGACGCTCTTGACAAGGAAATAGACGATTACGAAAAAGCGACTGACGCGAAAATAGAACTTATCAACCAGGAATACAAAGAAAAACTGAAACTCGTTGATGAGGATGAATATAACCGTCTGAAAGCTCTTGATGATGAAATAGCTGCTATTAATGCGGAAGAAGACGCGCAAAAGGAAGCACGAAAAAAGAAGCAGCAGGAAGACAAGCTTGCACAGCTTCAAGAGAAAATTAGGAACGCTGACACTCTCCAGGAACGCCGTGAAGCGCAAGAAAAATACGACGATTATCTTGAACAAATCCGTGAAGAAGAAGCAAGTGCGGAACGCAAGCGACAAATCCAGTCGTTAAAAGACCAGAAAACCGCTATAAAGGATGAAGCTGACGCAAAAAGAACCGCGCTGAAAGAAGCACAGGAAGCCGAAGTTAAACAAATACGGGACGACGAAAAGGCGAAGCTCGAAGAGATGAAAAAGGCTCGCGACGAAGAGCTTAAAACGCTGAAAAAGGCGAACGATGACAAACTCAAAGAGCTTAAAAGCGCGAATGACAAGCAGGCTAAAGAACTAAAGGATTATTACAGCAAGCAAACAAAAGAACTTAAAAGCTATTACGACCAGCAAAAGAAAATAGCTAAAGAAGCAAGCGAAGCAACGGTAACGGCTGGCGTAGCTAACGAGCAACAGCTTGCGCAAGCTGCAGAGCTGGCAAACATGGCTATGGTGGATATGTCCGATAACGCCAATAAAATGGGCACGAACATGGAATCCATAGAAAATGCATATCAAGGCTTTGCAAAGCAAAACTATACAATGCTGGATAACCTTAAGCTCGGCTATGGCGGCACAAAAGAAGAAATGGAACGTCTTGTACAAGACGCAGCTGCAAACGTTGAAGCGCAGGAAAGGTTAGGCGTTACAGTCGACGCAAACAGCTTGTCGTTTGGAAATATCGTGCAAGCGATACACGTTGTACAAGATTCTCTCGGAATACTCGGCACGACATCGGTTGAAGCCGAAACAACAATAAGCGGCTCAATCGGAATGCTGAAAGCATCTTTTGATAATTTAATCGTGGGCTTTGGTAATGCCGACGCGGATATAGCAACGCTTTGTGATAACGTCATTAACTCGTTTATGCTTGTCGTTAACAATGTTACTCCGGTTATTGAGAACATCATACAAACGCTGCCTAAAGTCATGACGAACCTCATTGACGCTGTTGGTGACTTACTCCCCACACTGCTTGATACTGTAGCAACGCTATTTACCGAGGCGTTAAATATGTTTGTCTCGCTTATTCCCGAGCTTATTCCGGCTGCGGTTGACGCGGTTATGACAATAGTCGGCGCGTTGATGGATAATCTCCCTGCGATAATCACGGCGGCTATACAAATAGTAATGTCGCTTGTCGAAGGAATTACAAACGCACTTCCGCAGCTTATTCCCTCTGCGCTTGCCGCTGTCATGGCTATAGTCAACGGTATAGTCGACAATCTCCCGAAGTTGCTCGAAGCGGCAACACAAATTATAATCACGCTCGCAAAAATGCTAACGAAACCGTCAATGCTGTTTAAACTAATCGAAACGGCATTGAAAGTCGTAATAACTCTTGCCGAGGGAATAATTGACGCTATCCCTCAACTGCTTGACGCAGCAATCGAAATCATCAACAACTTAATAAAATATATAACAACTCCCGGGAATCTCGCGAAAATAATAGAAACTGCCGTGCAATTGGTAGTGGAGTTGGCGGGAGGAATTATATCTGCAATCCCCGAACTGGTAACAGCTGTAGTTGACTTAGTAGCATCTTTGATTGATACCATATTTACAACGGACTGGCTTGATGTCGGCAAGAATATAGTCGACGGACTGTTAGACGGATTGAAAAACGCATGGAAAACTCTTACAAGATGGTTTTCCGACGCATGGGATAATCTCGTCGGAGACGTAAAGGACTGGCTCGGCATACACTCACCGTCAAAAGTATTTGCCGGAATCGGTGAGAATATGGCTCTCGGTGTCGGTGTTGGATGGGCGGACAGTTTTGAGAAAATCAAGGACGAAATCGAAGGTGATATGGTCTTTGACAGCGAAATCGATGTAAGCGGAAACGGAAAAGGAACAAGCGCAAAGCAGCGCGGTGTCAATGTGGTGCAGAATATTTATGCGTCAAAAATGACACCGTCGGAAGTATTTAACGAAGCAAGATATCAGCAGACAAGGGCGGTGTTATTCGGTGTATAAACTTAGATATACTGCAAACGGCGGTGAGGAAATCGTACTTGATTTTGACCACGGTTATATAATCAACACCGTTGAGGGCGCGACGGGAAGAACGGTTGACGTGCAAACTGCGCAAGGCTTTGAACAAATCGGCGAAACCGTAACGGGAATGTCTCTCGGCGGGCAGCTCTTAACAATAAACGGCAGAATCCCTATGCAGAACACATCTGCTAAACGTGCTATGCTACATATCTTTCAGCCGCTTTCGTCTGGACGGCTGTACTGGGAAGACAAGTATTATATGGAAGTTGTTGTTCGTGATTCTCCGCAAATATCGCAAGAACGGCACTCCACATTTCTTCTCGCGCTTTATGCACCTTATCCGTATTGGCAAAAGGCTAATCAATCGCGCTACGAACTCGGCGGCTTGACGGCTGAGTTTATGTTCCCTATTAACTACGCAACGCCGCACCGCTTCGGCTCGACCACTATTGAGACGCAGTTTAACGCTTACAATGCCGGAGACTGCGCATCCTCGTTTACATTGACTATAACGGCGGGAGAAGCTGCCCTTACTAACTTTGCCGTCACGGACGTTAATACTCAAAAGGCTATTAAATTTATTGGCACGCTCGACGCGGGGAAGCGGATTGTAATGTATCGCGAGAACGGACAGCTCTATATCAAGATTGACGGAACTACGGACGCTTTCGATATGCTGGATGATACTTCCGATTTGTATTCCCTCGCGGCTGGTGATAACGTGCTTTTGTTTACGGCGGAATCCGGCGCGTCCTCGGCTAAGGTGTCAATCACGTTTAACGAATCTTATGTGGGGGTGCTGGCTGATGGAGTGTAGTATATATAACTCGGCTCTTAGCAAAATAGGCATTATCACGGCTTTTACCTCTCTTATATGGGGCGAGAGCTACACGGGCAGCGGAAGCTTGCAATTTGTGATGCCAAAAACAAAAGATGCTGCAAAAATAATCTCCTGTGGTAATTTTATCGGTATTCCCGCATCTGACACGCTTATGTATATCCAGTCAACCGAGGACAAGGACGGCGAATTATGGGCATATGGCTGCGAAGCAAAATGTCTGCTTGATGGGCGCGTTTATGCGGGCAGTGCGAAGTGTAAGGGGAATATCGAAACCGCGCTAAGGGCGGCTGTTACTGCGTCGCGTCCATACTCAATTATAGGACTTGCGCCGCTTAGAGGTATAACAAAAACCACAACGTCACAGAGAACCTATCCCACGCTTTATGAGCTGTCGCGTGTGTGGTGCGAAGCTGGCGGCATGGGTTTTCGCCTTGTCCATGACAAAGCCGCTCACAAGCTGTTGTACGACGTTTACGAGGGCGCAGAGCGAAACGGAATAAAGTTCGCTGAACAGTACGGGAACCTATATAATCTCGAACGGCTCATATCGGAGACGACGTATAAAAACGTGGCATATGTCGGCGGCGGTGGCGAGGGTGCTGACCGTGTGTTTGTTACAACTGGCGATACAACGTCAACCGACTTCGCGCGGCGTGAGCTTTTTGTCGACGCTCGCGACTTACAGCAGGAAGAGGGGCAGACGCTCGATGAATACAAAACGTTGCTTATGGCGCGAGGAAACGAAAAGCTGAACGAATGCGCAAAGGTGCAGGAGATATCTTTCGATATCTCGGCACAGGACTTCGGAAAGTCGTTTTCGCTCGGCGATATTATCACTTGTGTCCTGCCGGACTATAATTCCGTTCTCTCTGTGCGGGTGGCGGAATTTACGAACACTTACGAGAATAACAAAATCACGACACAGCTTACTCTCGGAAATCCTATATTAAGGGGGTTATAACAAATGGCTATTATCACTTATCCGCTTAACAATATTGAGTACACGGCAGCGGACGCGGAAATATACAACTGTACTCGCACGAGCGGTGTATATGCAAATACGGACAATTTCGACTTATCTATCACGGCGGCGAGAACGGTGTCTGTTTCGCCAGGGATGGCGTGGATTAAAAACGACGATTTTCGTGGTAAGGCTGTTGCTATGACGGAGGCGGCGGAGCTTACTTTCGATGCGCCGGACAGTACGCTTAACCGCCTTGACTTTGTTGTACTCGGATTTTCAGCCGACGACAACAAGACGACAATCTACGTTAAGAAAGGCACTCCTGCGTCTTCTCCCGTCGCTCCTGCGCTCTCGAAGACGGCGACGCTATACGAACTCGGCTTGTATATTATCTCAGTCCCGGCAGGCTTGACAGCTCTTGCAAGCGGCAATGTCACCGACACGCGAGCTGACGGCACGTACTGCGGAATTATGGCTGACGGTGTTACTCGCGGCGGCACGTACTCGGAGATTAAATCTGCCGTCCTCGGCACGTCTTGGACTACGGCGACAGCTTCCACTACTCCGTCAACTTCCGTTTGTTCGTTTTATCAAACGGTTGTTATTGCGGGGATTACTGCTAACTCAAACGGCGTTATCGGACTGGCGGCAAGCGCGACAAAAACGCAGCGTGAAGCGGCGGCTGCTGCGGGGCTATTTATCCAGGCACAAGGCAACGGCACAGTGGTTATTGCCGGAATCGGTGACAAGCCGACGGTATCACTGCCAGTTGAAATACTTATTACAAAATGAGGTGAAAATATGGCTATAATCAGCGCATTCCCGGGCAAAAGCAAACCTAAGCTACAAGAAAAAAATGTTGCTGCAGAATTATTTTATTCGCTAAATAGCACTTGGGATGTTTACACGGAAGTAAAGCCAGACACGGGTTATGATGGGCTAAGTAAAGTGGGCGTGGAACGAATTTACTTAAAAGCCATGAAAACTAAATCTTTTGATTACGTCGAAGGCAGCAGCGTTGTTAGCATCCCACCTGCGTTTAGTGATGATTTCGAAAAACTTGACGCATCAAATGTAATCGGAATTTATCTTAAAGCGAATGCGCCTGAAAACCTCACTAATGACAATGCTTTGGTTGATGGGTTATTTTATTTCTGCCGCAGTACATCCGACGCTTCGCTGTTATTTGGAAGACGAATTTATGAAAATAAAAAAGACGGCACATGGACACCAAATGCCGGCTTGGGTGCAAATTTTAGATGTAATATATCAAATACGGAAATCAAATTAAGCAATGTGCTTATTACCTTGTCAAGCGTCACACGTTATAGTGCGACTATAATTTATAATCGCATAAAAATGACTAACTTATAAGAAGGAAATTGAAATGATTTATATAGGCAAATTTAAAGTAACCTCGCCGTTTGGCTGGCGCACGTTGAACGGCGAACGAAACAATCACAAGGGCATTGACGTTGTCGGAATTGACGATAAAAATATCCGCGCTGTTGTGGCGGGAACTGTCGGACGCTCCACAATGCTTGACAAGGCTACGGATACCACCTTAACGTGGCAATGGGGCAATTATGTGCGGGTTGACGGCGACGACGGAAATCTGTATTATTATTGCCATATGTCAAAGCGCATTGCCAAAGTTGGACAGCGCGTTGAAGTTGGCGATATCCTCGGAATTGAGGGCAACACCGGCTACTCCTTCGGCAGTCACTGTCACTTTGAGGTCCGCAAAAACGGCGTGTCTGTCAATCCTGCTCCTTTTCTCGGCATACCGAACGCGGTCGGTGAATATACCGCTCCGGCTAAAAAGGCAGATAAATACACCGTCAGCGGCTTTACTATTGAGCGGCTTTCTAAATTTTCGATTTCTTACTGGGATAAGGCAAAACGCAGTATTCCCGATAAGGCTTCAACGGGCGGCTTCTGGGCACCGTATTCGTCCACGGACGGCAATTTCACTTTGCCTGTCGCTAACATCGTGTGTGATTGCAGGCTCGAGGATATTCCCTCTCCGGCGCGACCGCATATTTCAAAATTCTGCTCCGGTGGCAAGCTGCGCATCGGCTGCAACGACAACAATTCTCCGCAGTTTCACGGCAAAAAGGTGTCGACGCTTATCGTTCCGGCTGTCGGCAAGCCTTATATTGATGATGTGGCGGTAGCTCCGGCGAACGCACGATATGCTATTTCCGGCGTTCCCACGGTGCGGAATTATGACGATGTTGATTATTACAACTACGTCGAGCCGCAGGGATGGGACGGCTCTTGCATGGCGGCGGGCTGGCGAAGCTGGCTCGGTATCCGCGACGGCGAAATTTGGCGAATATACGGCAGGACTTACCGTTATAACTACATCTACGGCATGGAGTTCTGGAAGAAAATCAAGGACGAAGGCTTTAGCGACATAATTTGTCTCGACGGCGGCGGCTCTTGGGTTATCCGCAACAAAAATATCTCTGCGACTGCCGGAAACCGAAATATCAATAATATTATTAAAAATGGGTAAAAAGATAAAAAACACGTTCGCCAACTTGAAGCAGTATACAAAGCAAATCCTAACTGCGGTCATGGTTGTGTGGGTGGCGGGGGCTATTATCGGCATTGTTTATGAGTTCGTCCGGCTCGCCGTTGCACCGGATACCGCGTCAATGGACGGGTTATATGTATATCTCGCAGTTCCTCTTTCGTGTGGTCTGCCGTCGTACATAATTCCTAACCTCTTCCTTAAGCGCGAAGAGGTGCGGAGCGGTCGATATTATGGCGCGGACACAAGCGGCTCGGATATCGAATTGCAATAAAAAAAGAGAAAAGCCGCCTTTATGGCAGCTCTTCTCTGGTCGGTAAACGAAAAGGAGATATAAAATGATGTCTTATGACAAAATGATTATATCACGGCGAGCAAACTAAATCAACCATTTTCGGAGGTAAAAATTATGAACGAGTTAAAAAAGAAACTCAGCTCTCGCAAGTTGTGGACTGCGGTCTGCGGAATCGTGGTCGGACTGGCGGCGGCGTTCGGTCTGGATGAAAACGAATGGGCGCAGATTGCCGGAATTGTGACATCGGCGGTGTCCGTAATCGCTTATATTTTTGGCGAATCGTCTATTGATAAGGCGAACAAAAAGCCTGAAGAAAAAGCAAACGGCACTGACACGGAAGAACCGCAGAAATAATCTCTCAAGGGCTGTGCGACCGAAACCGCGTGAAGTGAGCTATAGCGCGGATTAAAGGAGTGCGGCGTTATGCCCGACAATTCCGTTATTGCGGCTTTGATTGATGAGAAAATCCACCACGAGCGAAACAGGCGGCTTTTGAAGCGGAGACTTATTGACGGCATCTGCTTTGAGCCGCTCGCGGAAGAATTTGACTTGTCCGTGCGGCAAACAAAAAATATTGTTTCTCGCGGAACAAAACAAATTTATAAAGAAAAGAGCGAATAATCGCTCTTTTTCTATTGACAACGCGGATGGTGAGTGATACAATAACCATGACTTTAAATACAACCCCATGCACACAGGGAAGATGAAACTCGGGACTTCATTTACCCGCAAAACGGCGATAAGGCAGGACGTATCAAGCGGCGTTCGGCTTTACCGTCGTTTTTGTTTTATTTGCCAAGATATACAAACCACGGCGCACAAATTTGTGTATTTATATATCAAAAATATTGCAAAAGCTATTGCAAAATACCCACCATGGGTGTATAATATAGATGTACCAAGGAGGTACAGAAAGGCAGGTAGAACATGGAGAAAATAAAAGGCATGACTAATGCGCAACTGAACGGATATCTCGAATTAATAGCAAAGCTAATAGAAGCAAAAGCAATCACCCTTGAAGAAGCCGCAAAAATAGTACGCGAAGCAAAAGTACCCAACAAAAAAGAAAAGCCTGTTCCGCATACGTCCAAATAACCGAAACAGGCAAGATAAGAGTGGAGCGGTAAACCTGCCGCCGCTCCGTACTCTTATTATATCACGGCAGGATGAAAAAAGCAAGACAAAAAGCAAAGGAGAAAGCCATGACGGCAAAAGAATTGATTGAAAAATATAAAATATATCTCGTGGGTGACGAAAATATTGCTACTCGGCAAATGCCAAAAGTAAAGAAAGACGGAGCTTATGATGCGGTTATGGCGGCGAAAGAAGAAATCATAGTTTTGCTCAAAGCCGAAAAGGAAGCAATCAAAAAGGCAACTGCTGAACGTGAAGCAAAAATCGAAGCAATAGAAGGATTAAGCGAACTTGAACGTGCAATAGCTGAACACCGGGAATATCAAAAGGATTTTGAGCGCATGATGGATGACGAGTGCAACGATGGTTTACGTGCTCCAAAACGGCCGATAAGCGATATTGCTGAACTCAAAGAGAAATATCCTCGTGCCGCCGCATATCTCAAAGCAGAAGATTATAGTTTGGCAGCAAACGCAAAGAAAAGCTCAGCTGGACATAAGGCATTAGAGCGAATTATCGACGGAGGGGATTATAAGTCGATAATTGCTGACATGGAAAACGAATGGGCGGATTATTGCAACGCGCATATGTGGGATTGAGGAATGACGCTCGAAGAAAGAATTATATCAACTTTTGAAAACGTGGGGTCTATCGCTAAAACAGCGGAAATTACTGAATTAAACACAGCGGTTGTCCGAAAAGTCTTGATATCGAACGGCATTATACCAACGCCAAAGTCGGACAAAGTATCAGAATATCTCGAAAAAGGATTTACTACAAAACAAATCGCTGAAATCTTGGAAATAAAGGAAAAATCATTAAACGGATATCTGCCATATTCGAAAACGCCGTATGTGATAGGGGAAAAGCTCAAGCTCCCGCCGAATAATGTTAAAGCAAAAGTATATGGCACGTGGGAAAGGAAAGGGGGAAACAAAATGCCTTATAATATTTTCTCTCAATTGCTTTCGGCGGCTGTAAACGCTGCTGATTATGATGAGTATTGCTCTAAAGCTAAATCAATAGTCAAACCGAATATATACGAGGATGCAGATTATGACATTGACAAAGCGCTGAACAATATTTACGCTTTCGCGCACGAACAAACATATAGAAACTTAGCTCAATTGTGTGGAGCGACAAATAGGTATGTTGCCAAAACATACAATGTACCTGTAAAAACTGTTGAAAAATGGCGGAGCGGTTATAGCAATCCCGCAATATATATACTAAACTTGTTGGCAGCTGATATGCTTACACAATAATTGCACCAAAATAGCACTAAATAAGCCTTTTCACTTCATTGTGGAAAGGCTTATTTTTTTGTACAATTTAGGCATAACGGAGGGGCAAAAATGGCTGAATTTGTATCATACAACGCAAATCCCGACGGGAATCGGGTGGGCGATTGCACTATTCGCGCAATATCGGCTTTTCTCGGCAAATCGTGGGAAGAAACATACCTCGGAATCGCGCTTACTGGCTTTATCATGCGTGATATGCCGTCGGCAGATTCCGTGTGGGGGTCGTATCTGCGGCAGAATGGGTGTTGCCGTTACACGATACCGAACACCGCTCCGGCTGATTACACGGTGCGGGAATTTTGCGAGGATATGCCAGAGGGCGAATATCTTTTATCAATCGCCGGACACGTAGTTTATGCCGAGGACGGCAGGTATTATGACACATGGGATTCCGGCGGCGAAATCCCTCACTACTACTGGAAGAAGGAGAGGTAAATATGGCTTATTATGGCGTACCGCAGTACGGTTATCCGCAATATACTATGCCAATGCCTGACCAGCTGACGCAGCTACGCGGAGGATATAATCAGGCTCCCATGCAGCAGGGCGCGTTTGCGCAAGCTCCGCAAATGCCGCAAATGGGGCAGATGCAGTCAATGCCGCAGGAAGCTCCACCTATGATATGGGTGCAGGGAGAAGCGGGAGCAAAGGCGCATATAGTCGCGCCGGGAAACACGGCGGTGCTATGGGACAGCGAAAATCCGATTATCTACATCAAATCGGCTGACGCTAACGGAATGCCGTCAATGAGGATTATCGACTGGAAAGAAAGAAGCGCGTCCGCGCCGCCTGTAATGCAGCCGAATGCCGCGCAAAACGTGCAATATGTCACTGTCGACGAGTATAACAAGCTCGCGGCGGTGGTGAATGATTTAACGGCAAAACTCAACGGAATTATGGCGCAGAATGCGCAGAGAGGGGATAACAATGCCGAACCCACTGTATAACGAAATGCAAAAAAACGCTCCGAACCAACTCGAAACGGTTTTTGAAAGATTTATGAACCAATTTAGGGGGCAAAATCCGACCGCAATTATTAATCAGATGGTGCAGTCAGGGCAAATCTCACAGGCGCAGCTTAACACCGCGCAAGACCGTGCAAGGCAGCTCGGCTCTATGTTTGAGGGGCTGCGCGGTAAATATAAATTATGATTCATACTCGGAAACGAGATGAAAATATTATTTTTCAGAAAGGGCAAAAAGAACTATGTCAATTTCAGCAAGCGAGATGACACCTGCGGATATCGCAGCTGTCACTAACAACAATTGCGGCAGAAATGGTGATGGTTTCGGCTGGGGCGGGGATTGGACAGCGTGGATAATTCTGTTCCTCATCTTCGGTATGTTCGGCTTCGGTAACGGCGGCTGGGGCGGAGGTTTTGGCGGCGGTAGAAGTGCTGGCGCGGCGGTTGACGGTTATGTGCTGACATCCGACTTCGCAAACATCGAGCGTAAGATTGACGGTGTGAACAACGGGCTTTGCGACGGATTTTACAATATGAATTCGGCATTGCTCAATGGCTTCCACGGCACCGATAATGCTATATGTAGTCTCGGTTATCAGACGCAGCAGGGCTTTAACCAGGCGAACATGGGCATGATGCAGGGCTTTAATGGTGTTGAGAGGGGACAGGCAGACCTCGCGCGTCAGATTGCGGAATGCTGCTGCAATATGCTACGTGGTATTGATGGCATTAACTACAACATGGCACAGCAGACATGCGGTATTACTAATGCAATTAACAACTCCACTCGCGACATCATCGACAACCAGAACCAGAACAGCCGTGCAATCCTTGATTATCTGTGTCAAGACAAGATTGCAACTCTCCAGCAGGAGAACCAGGCTCTTCGCCTTGCGGCTTCGCAGTCCAACCAGAACGCGTTTATTCGCGCAACGATGGAAGCGAATACTGCGGAAATTATACGCAGAACGGGAAACGAATGCCCCGTCCCGGCGTACATTGTGCAGTCACCTCAGCCGCTCACCTTCCCCACTAACGGTTGTGGACAGGTACAGTTCGGCTGTTACGGCGGTTGTTGCAACAGCTGCGGTAGCTACTAATTAAATTAACTTATAATACATCTTCCTTGCCGGATGTTCGGGATTTTTTGCCCGATATTGTATTCAAAAACGTGCGGCGGGGCAATAGTTCCGCCGCTTTAATTTATAAAAAAGAAAGTGAAAAAAATCATGACCGAAAAGGAAAAACTTGAAAGAAACGCAAAAGTTGAAAGCATACTCGACAAAGTTATTGACAAAATCGGCGCGATGAAAATAGAGGAAATGGAAATAGCAGAAATTGCACAGATGCTCTCCGTACTCGGAATGTGCCGCTATTACTCGCCTTTTACTTGCTGTGTCGATACATCACTTATCAAAAAGGACGGTGAAATAGATGCCTAAGTATACAGCTATAGCCGTGCAGGAGGTCGCCGAGAACCAGAACGTGATTTTAACCGACGCGATTTGTTGCAATCGCGGAAACGTGCTGCACAATACCGGCTCGGGACAGGTAACTTTGCGCGGCATTACAAATCAGTGCTTTGCTCGTTATCGCGTTTCGTTTGGCGGTAACGTTGCAATCCCGACGGGCGGAACGGCACAAGCTATTACAATCGCTTTATCGCTCAACGGTGAAGCGTCCCGCAGTGCTCTTGCTATAACGACACCCGCAGCGGCTGCCGAATACGGTAATATCTATATCGACGATATTGTAGACGTGCCGCGCGGATGTTGCTTGACGCTTGCCGTGAAGAACCTCACCGAAGCGACGGTTAACGTACAGAACGGAAATCTGATTATCGAAAGAATAGCGTAAGAAAGGAGAACGAAAATGAAAAAAGCATTACACGAACTCAAAGAGCTGCTTTGCGAAGAACTTGACGAAATCGCGGCGAAAAAGGAAATGAACGCCGGAGACCTCGAAACCTTGCAGAAGCTCACCGATACAATCAAGAACATTGACAAAATCATGATACTCGAAGAGGACGGCGGCTACTCTCAAGCAGGTGACTGGGAAGCTCGCGGCAAGTACATGATGGGCGGAGACACTTATCGTGATGTTGGCATGAGCGGCAGAAGACAGCGTAGAGATAGCAGGGGACGTTACTCTTACGACGACGGAAAGCACGAGATTGTAGAGCAGCTCGAAGTTATGCTTGATAATGCGTCTGACAAAGAGCGCGAAGCAATCCGTCGTTGCATTGAAGTCCTCAAAGATATGCGATGATAACGCTCGAAGAGCTTGACGAAGCTATACGGGATTGCGAAAGCTCCGACCGCCATACTTACGACGACTGTATCCGGCTTGCCGCGCTTTACACGATAAAGAATCAACTCTATCCCGATACCATGCCGGAGCTGCGTCAATCTTTCCGCGCTCCTGCGGACGAGATAGAAAGCTACGGAGAAAGCGAATTTCTGCAGCTTGTCTACGGCAAAAAAGCGGAAAGTGTGTGGAGCGTGATTGACGAGCTGATGAATACGCTCGAAATCACGAATCCTCGTTTGTACGACGGAGTAATGCGTAAGATAGACCGATTATAGCGTGTTGCATTTTCGTGTTGCATTCGTTCCACATGAGTGTGCAGCTAAACACAAAATTGAGTTTTGTATAAACAATTCCGTGTATCTTAATGCGGAACGAATGACGGATATTCACTAATCAAGCATAATTATACAAAAATAACGCATATATCGTGTATATGCGTTATTTCCTTTCATTGCAGGTAACAGGGGTCGAACCTGCATGGTTTCCCGCAAGATCCTAAATCTTGTGCGTCTGCCAGTTCCGCCATACCTGCGTTACTAAGTGATTATACCATAGAAGCGGCAGTTTTTCAAGTGGTTTATTAAAATTTCAGCCGGTCGGATTTGCGCAGATACGCAGTTGGAAACAAGCTAAAATTTGCGACAAAAAAATCAGAAAAATTTCAAAAAAGCTATTGACAAACTCCGGCAGTGGTGGTATAATGTAAAAGCTGTCGGAAAGCAGTGAATCTCATCTGGGTGTGGCGCAGTTGGGAGCGCGCTACCTTGGGGTGGTAGAGGCCGCTGGTTCAAGTCCAGTCACTCAGACCAAGAAAAAGCACGCGAAAGCGTGCTTTTTTGGGATAACGACCTGTTCCGTCGTGTTTGATTTTTCTTCGAAGCCGGATTCTTTTCGATTGTCATGAGCACGTTTCGCAGGTTATGATGAGTATACTGGATCCGCCGTGCGCAGTTGCACACGGCGGAAAGTACGCACATTTTCATCCTCGTTCAAAACATGGAAATTCGAAATATAGGAATTCAAAATCCGATATCTTGCAAAAATCAATAAACCGGGGTGTAGCGCAGTTGATAGAGCGCCGCATTTGGGAGCATAGGCGGTCTTCGCACCGCACGAAAGCGAAAATCGCAGAAAGCCCTTCAACCGTGCGGATTTCGGGCGGTTCGGAAAAAGAAAAAAGCAGTCAAAAATGTGTTTGACCACAGATTTGACCACTTACACGACCACAATTGAATAACTATCGGGGTGTAGCGCAGTTGATAGCGCGCCGC